ACTACTGCTCTTAACAAAGGTTTAAGGCGAGGTGTATCTATAGATATAGATGTAACAAAAAGAGGAGGAGTATTCATACTTATGTATTTGTACTAACTACCACAGCACCTTTGTTATAACAGTAATAACATAAAGAGGAGGAGTAAGCTTTGTTATTAAGACCACAGTAACGCTTTGTTACCGCTAAAGCTTCTTTTGTGAAAGCTATCAGTAAAGCTATCTAACTCTTGTTGTAACAGCTCCTGCTTACGGTCTATCATGTTTTGATTAACATCTGCTGCCATCTGTTGTACCCAATAAGCTACAGCTATAGAAAGAGCGTCTAAGCGGTCATCATGAGTAAGACTGTTCTTTTCTCTTGTTATCCTTGATAGTTGGTAAAAGAGCATATACTTCGTTTGTATCTCTATAGGGTAAGCCTGAGCAGACTTATAGTCTAATGTTATAACAGAGGGATCAAACACCAGTCTGTGAGCATTCATAACAGGTTCTAACACATCTACTATTCTAAGCTCCTTCTGTTTGTTATGTCTTACTTCTTCTATTGTTACCGGGTAAGTAGTACGAAACAGAGGTTTAATAAGTTCCATGAACATACCGTCCCCAAAGTTAGACTCTATGACTACTTGGTTAACTTTGTTATGTTTAGCTATACCGACGAGTTGTTGTAGGGTTTGTGTGTCGTAGCCTCCTCTCAGTCCACCAGCGTCTGGAACATACAGCTGACCGTTCAACATCTTCACCACAGCGTACCCCGTCTCATCCTTACCTCTACCACTAGGGTCAATAGATAACACAGAACCAGTGTACGGTATCATCTCACCTATTGTTTTAAGAGGTCGGTGGTAGCGGTCAGCCCGCAGTCCCACATTAGGTAGGTCTCTGTCAGCAAAGGTAGGATCAGATGTCCACATCACCTTCTCAGGAGCTACATCCACATCTACATCCATAACAATAAGGTCGTTAATCTTTAAGGGGTAACGGTCGGCATCACTCAACCTAGGATTAAGCATGAACTGCAAAGCATACCCTGTCCTGCCGTACGACATCTTCCGCTCTTCTAGGTCTATATCAGAGAAGCGTAGGGGTTCTGTAGTTGTACCTTCTGTCTCTGTTGATGTGTTATCGCCTATAAAGGGTGCTAGATCGTCTCCGTAGTGTGAGGCAAGGGTAGACACCTGTGGATACTCAGAAGGCCATATACGGGCGTTGTAGCCCCTGTCTCGTAGTTTGTTATAGATACTGTCTTCACACTGAGGAGTACCAAGGAAGAGGATACGGGAGGAGTCCAAGGGTTTAACAATAGCTTCAAACTCCTTTACTTGCTCATCCAGTTTGTCTCTCATGCCTTGTGTAGCGGAGTTGTTGGGTACTTCTATGTCGTCTGCTACAATGATGTCAGCACGAGACCCGGTAAGCTGTGACGATATACCCAATGATTTAACAGAGGGAGCGTGAGCAGCAGGAGCAGGGCCTACATCAAAAGCTATCTTACTGAATCGTTGGTTATCTGTTGGTATGAGTCCTTGAAGAATAGGTATGTCGTGTATGATTTTCAAGGTAAAGGTGGAGAAGTCATCTGCTCTGTTCTTACTGGCAGACACTACAAGGATGTTTAAAGTGGGGTCTAGCAGTAGCTGATGTACTACATAGGCCGAACATATCCACGACTTACCTACTCCTCGAAACGCCATGATAACAGACCTCTTCGGGCCGTGTTGCATATAGTCAGCTAGGTCATACTGCAAAGGAGTAGGATCAGGCAGGTTAAGATGCTTCCATATAATGTACAGGAAGTTCTTAAAGTTCTTTAGCTGTGGTGGTATCTCTACAGGTGCTTTCTTGTTCTTCATCGTTTTGTTGTAAAGTAAAAGAGTCGCCTCCGTTTATAGCAGAAGCGACTCCTTATTGGTGTATGTAATGAAACAAAGAGTAGGTGTTATTTGCCGAGTTGCCGTTGAACCTCTGGGTCTTCTAAGAAAGGCAGAGCTTCGATTTTCAAATCATTTAGAGGAGTTCCTTCTTCGGACATGCACTCAACACGATTATCTTTAAGGAACTTAATCACACAGTTAATCAATGCAGGGTTGTACTCCTCGGTGGCCTTCATGAACTTAACAGCATCTGATAACAGATCAGCCGTCTGCCCATGCATCTTACCTAGTTCTTTGAATGACTTCATACGTTGTTATTTATCTCTCAGTAGCTGGTCATGGTCACCGAATCCGTTCATGTTGTTCAAGATTCTAGTAATCCACGAGTGTAAAAGAGCCGAGGTGCTGACACCCAAATCTGATGCGATGCCAGCGACCTCCCTCTTTTGTGAGCTAGTGAGACGAAAATTAATCGGAACTAATGTATCCTTTTTCTTTTTCGTACTCATTGTTAGCTAGTTATTGTTTAAGTCTTACGCCATTGCAGCTGTAAAGTCAGCCAATGAACCAAGATTGTTACCGTCTCCAAGAACAACGTCGTTTGCTTTAACGTCGATCAATGTAGCACTTCCGTCGTCTCCACTGATGTCAGTAGAAGTAGCACTGGCTGAAGTTTTGTAGAAAGCAAACTTGTCTTCACCTTCGTCGTATACAGCAGCGATGTTTCCGTCGTCGGAAGAACCACGCTCAATGATAAACCCAGCGTCGTTACCGTTGTTAGCACTTGAAGCAGCTCCGTCATTGAGAAGCATGATAGCGTCTTTAACTTGGGAGTTAGTTGTTTCAAGGGATGTTGTTGTACCTTGAACAGTTAAGTTACCGCTAAGGACAAGGTTTGTTCCGCTTACGTCTCCTGTGAAGGAAGCACCACTAAGGTTAGCTTTAGCAGCGTCAAGAGCAGATTCAGCAGCACGGGCTGTCGAAGCTTCGGAATCAATGTTAGCTTGAAGAGTCGTGTCAGCAGAAGCTCTAGCTGTAGCCTCACCACTAACAGCAGCGATACGAGCAGTTTCTTCAGCGTCGATATTGGACTGTAAAGTCGTATCAGCGGACGCACGGGAAGCAGCTTCGTCGTTGATGTTTGTTTGAAGCGTGGAGTCAGCGGCTTGACGGGCAGTCTCTTCAGCATCAATGTTGCTTTGGAGGGTAGTATCAGCGGAGGCTCTGGAAGCAGCTTCTGTGTCGATATTACCTTGCAGAGTTGTGTCAGCAGAGGAGCGAGCGGATGCTTCACTATCAATGTTTGACTGAAGGGTTGTATCGGCAGATGCACGAGTACTTGCTTCAGAAGAGATAGCGTCAGCGTTAGTTTTGATTTGTGCGTCGAGAGCTTCGTCAGCTCCAACCAAAGTACTTACAGAAGTAATGTAGTTGGTGGAAGAGTTAGCGGAGTACGAACCACCTGCACCAAGACCTGCACCACTTTGAGTAGCGTCAATCTCGGATTGGAGAGCTGTGTCAGCGGATGCACGGCTGCTTGCTTCTGTGTCAATGTTACCTTGTAAGGTAGAGTCAGCAGCCGAACGGCTTGAAGCTTCGCTGTCGATGTTGGATTGCAACGTAGTATCAGCACTTGCACGACTGGAGGCTTCAGAATTGATGTTCGTCTGAAGTGTAGCCTCTGCAGCCAACGCCCGTGTTTCTTCTGCTGCAATAGCACTTTTGGTCGATTGACCAATTTGATAGAATATGGATGATGTATCTGGCATATTATTAGTATTTTGTTAGTTAGTGATTATAATTATTCTTCCATAGGCTCCGTCCACTCTTCACCTGCTAAAACCTCAAGGATTTCAGTGTGGCTGTAAGTAGTTTTACCTAATAGAAAAGGTGGCATAGCTCCTTCATACTTCACGAATGTCTTATCACCTGCAACATTATACCGAAGGGTATTAACTGAAGTTTCAAGAACATTATTAAAGTCAACAGAAGAAACTTCTGAAGCGTCAATGATTACATAGTTTCTGTTCATAATTATTAAGAAGGTACGTCGGTTGAAAAGGTTGGGCCATTGACGAGAGTTCCGTTATTACCAGCACTACCTTGATCCGTGATAGTAGTACCTGTACCGCTGTCGTTGTCTCCCATTCGCCACCAACCAATCGGAGAGTGAGAAGTTAAATCAGCCGCTACCCCAGAGTTATAGATTGAGGATATAGCTGACGAAGACAGGGCAGAATTAATTAACGCAAATTCATCAATTAAACCATTAAATGCTTGATTAGTCACTAGAGTGTCAGACCCAACCCTAAGATTGTTAGTAGTTGATGTTATGCTTGATCCTGTTATTGTGTTAGTAACTTGAGTTAACTCTGTCCCGTTAAAGTACCCTTTCATTTTGTCGGCACTAGCAGATTGAGAACCGTCAAAAACAAAAGCTAAATGATGCCATGTATTTGTAGCAATGTCAGTGCCGGGGTCTATTCGTAAGGAACCATCTCCAGTAAGGAAAAAATAGATATCATTACCATAAAGCTGGCCATTGATGCCACCGGAAGAACGACTACCAAAAAGGTTTTTATTTTGAGATACGGGTTGATTAAACCACAAGCTTACTGTCAAAGCTGTAAGACCGTCAGTCAACGAAGACGATCCAATTTCCATGTAATCATTAGTACCGTCTAAACTTACGCTGTAAGTATTAGTAAAGCTGACAGGTGCATTATCTGAAGCGATTTCTGTCCAAGCAGTACCGTCCCAAACGATAATCTTATTAGTGTCCGTCTCAAAGTAAGCCTTACCAGCAGCTGGTGAAGCGGGACGGGTGGATGATGTAATTAAGTCTAGTTTAGCCATGTCTTATAG